TGTTTAAATCTGCGGTCAGAAAGACCGAGATCGCACGAGCAGCGAGTCGTGCGATAGCGTACGAGGGAGGGAAGGAACCATCTGAGAAATACCATATCCGCGACCGGCTAAGGTTGCAGAAGCTGAAAAGACTCAAAGATCAACTGATTTCACTAGAAGTGAAACAGAAGAAATATGAGGATTCTCAAGGTAAAAATCCGATGGATCTCATCCGGAAATCCGGGTATAAACTACTCTCAGCTGATCTCTCAAAAGCAACCGATGCATTGTCAAAGACAACGACACGGAAGACTCTTGATGCGATCATTAGAGAAGCAGAACTACCCGCTTTCGCGAATGACATATCCTATGCCGCCACAGAAGGACAACTCCTCACCCATCTAAATGGGGAGGAGTTGGCTAGTCCGGTCATCACCAGTGCAGGTGCACTGATGGGACTAGGTCCTTCTTGGACGGTGATGTCCTTACTTAATAACTTCGCTGCTGTAAAGGCTGGGATACATCCCGACCGATTCCGAACGTGCGGAGACGATCTGGTTGCACTGGGAACTGATGCAGAGTTCGATCTTTACGAGAAATATCTCGCGGATCTAACACTACAACCAAACAAGGAGAAATCATTTCGCGGATTCAACGGCGTCTTCTGTGAACGATTCGTCAAAACTCAGATTGAGAGTAAGACGAAAAGTCCAAGAAAACCCGCGACATCCGTTAATAGATCCTCCTCAAGCTACCGAGTTACGGCAGTGTCCGAAAGTCATGTGAGAATTGCTCAGGCGAACGGTGTCCGACTACTTTCAAGAGGTATGAAAGATAGTGCGGGCCGCCTGGGCGCAACTCCACGACTTCTTGCCCTCTCCCGATCACAAGACAAAAAGATTGTCAAAGCAAGCCGCCCCATAAGGGAGGCGTTGCAGAGAACAATTCGTCGTTTTGCGGTAGGAGATTGTGGACCAGTAACGCACGGTGGAGGTGGTCGTGGGACGGTTAATCATCGATCTCTCATCATGTATCTAACACACGGGGTGTTCAATCCAATCCGAAAGTACCGGTCGGTCGATCAGGAAGAGATCATCGAGCGATTCCGCAACCTCGAGGAGGAGGCGGAAAAGCCCGATGGTCGCTACCTTCCACGTCAAGACGCTCTCACTGAGTGTCTGACTGTTCAAGCATCTTACGACCAGTGTCTGGGACACACAAAAGTATGTACTCCAGTACCGATGAAGGTTGTCCGGGCGAAATGGAAGGCACGCTATCGTTCAGTCAAAGGACTGACTCCATTCAAAGCATTAGCGAATTGGAAAGAGAAGATTCTTTCCAATGTCGTTATCACTGAGGATAGAGTACGGGTACGAGATGAGGCTCGAAGAATCGAGCATCAAATACGTAACCGTAACTATAGACGTGCGATCAATATCGCCCGAGACTTCCGTATCCGAACGCCTTTAAGCGTTGTTGAGTCAATAACAAGTACTATTCCACAGACCACCAGGGTCTTAAACCCTGGGGTCAGTCTCCGTCATCATATGACGGGCAGAGGTATGGCTTAAAACAGCC